GTTTTATACGTTTGTAACAAAAAACGATGTACTACTATTTATACGCTACAACATTTACATGCGTAGCAATATAAGTTACTAGTACTATAAAACAGTCTGCAGTCTAGAAACGCGAAAGTAGTGACTCTGTTGTGGTGACGAATTGTCATCTCCAACATAACCACTGTTTGCGCTTTCAGGACACGTCCCACTAAGTTTGTACGCCGTTTTATCGGAATTCAATTTAAGTGGAAGTGTACAATCGAGCACATCTTTTAACCCAGGGACCAAAGGTCCGTGTCTGGATTGCTCTATCCGATACAGCATATAAGGAAGTAACATAGGGTCATCAACTAAGATTTCCCGTGTTCTCATTATAGTCTGTATTACCCGTTTCGGGGTGTTCAACGAAAGTTCTTCGTCGATTAGATAGTCGTCGCCAGTAGCAGCCATAGGGCCACTGATGGTTTCGTAGAAGCACCTCGGTATCATTTTCCTAAGTAATGAAAATGAACGAGGGAACTGATTTCGAGTTCCGGAGCGGATCAAGCTATTGTGCATGAGCACAGCCACTCGTGGAGTAAGTACATCCTTTAAAAAGAATGGCCTCACTTCATTTCCGTCCAGATAGTCTGCCCCACAACTTTCTCTAAAATAACCAGTACTAAAACTCTTAGTATGATTTATAGAAAAACCACATTCTTCGAGGAAGAATGTAGATGCATTATATGCATCTGTGGGTAGGAGGATATCGTCACCATATACTGAAAGGAATCCATCACAACCAGAGACTTCCATACTTGCTTTTACAAGCGAGTAGAAAATAACTGACTCAAGTTCAAATGTAAATGCACAACCCATGGCTGTGAATTTCTCATAACTGAACCATCTGTCACTTTCTTTTACAAAGAAAGCTGGCGATCGTAAGTCATTTAGCAAATCAAACCACTCCAAAGGGAGTAGGTCAAGAACTAAATGCCATGCGATTGTGTCAGACGCGCTACTCAGATCAACAGAGGAAATATTACCATGAACACTTGCATCGCGAACCACATCTCTGTGTTTCCGCTGTGCAGTATTAATGTTAATACCAGTTGTAGTTTTAAATCTACGACTGATGTGTTTTCCAACTGATTTACTCATCACTGCGTTAAGCAATGGTGGCATCCCTAACGGGCGATCTGTTGTAGCATCTTTCGGTACAGACGAGTAAAGATCGCCCAGGCTTTCAACAATTGGAATATTGTTGATTAGCGCGTGGTCTGATTGGCAAAAGCCACTCAACCATCCTGGGTTAGCTAAAATTGTATTCTTAGCTAATCTTCGAGCTTTTCTCGTCACCTCCAGAGGACCACTTAACTTATCAAAAGCTAATGTATTTTCTTTTATAGAAAACGTTCGTCCTTTTGAAAATTGGACTGTGCTTAGATCGACGTTATTAACGTCGCCTAAAATTCTAGCAATAATACTTTGTGCACGCAAGAAAATCGCGGCATTTGAATCATTGCGGGAATAAAAAGTCTTATCACGGAAGCGTTCATTTGTCTCACGACAAACGACTTCCGCTTGAATAAAACTTTTAGCACATTCACTTCGTACATCTATGTCCACCGTATGCCCTTTATACTTCTTAATTAAAGCTGCGCATTGCGCATCTTTAGAATAAGTAGCACTGTCCTTGCCGTAATGGTTTGGATCGAGGGTTTTAGTGAACATTATGGCATCCAAGATGCTCGCGTCAAGTAAAATAAAAAGAGCAAGAGAAAAGGGGGTATTAGCCTCCTTACAAAAACTCTTTACAAGACGTATATACTTAGTGTATCCGAAAACTTTCGGTTCGGACCACAGTTTACCTGCGGTCTGTCGTGCATTACGCACGCGTGATTGCTTATGCATGTTAACTCCATTAATTAATAATTATTTCAAGAAATTGAATAAATTAAGATTAATAAGGTTGAGCAGCATTTTCAATCATGTCAACGACGATAGCATTTGCAAGAATTTCTTTTGCATATGCAACGGTATGTTGAACACGTTCCACTGAGGCTTTTCCTGTTCTCACTACATTAATGAATATAGTGACGTCGCCGGTCTCTTCTCCTGTTGCAATTTCTGCAGCAGTAGGAGGACTGATAACGCGAACAGTAGCCTTCATAGGAGCACCAGATTTCTCTGGTCGAAAGTTTAAAGAAATAGATTCACGAGAAGCAACAGGGATAGAACTATCACTATTACGAAGTTGTGAGTCTGGTCCAATCTGTTTAACAACAGAGAACGTTTGTGACAGCGCAAGGCTGTTAGTTAGTGCTATATCGGCTAATTTTGCCATTTTCATTATCCTTTATTTAGGAAGATTGTTTTAAGTAGAGCAATCGCAACTGCAGCATGTTGGATATCATTACTGATACCGTCTGATGCATGGGCGAGAACTCCGGTTAAGGACATTTGCGGTAGATCACCGGGTGCGCGAGTAAAACTACGATGTTTTGTAGTTATACTATTGCCACCGAAGTATGCACGATCAACAGAAAGATCAGAGGGGTCACTATCACCAATGGTGGTTGTTTCCCAGACTGTTTTAACTGTTTTCGTACATTGTTTCAATACAAATGCTGTCGGTAATTCTACCCCACGAATCCATTGTCCAATTGGTATAAACCAATCAACAACAAATGAAAGTGGGACAGCCTCCCAAAGAGCTGGCTTAAAACTGGACACTCCAAAAGAGTGGTCAGCAAGAGCAACAGGATCTTTTAACTGCATAACAATATCATATCCAATACGGATAGAACCATCACCAGTGGAGGAACCTTGCGATGAGTCAACGATAGTTGCCTCACCAATTGTAGAAATACGCTTCCGTATCTCAGGTTTAGGTAGGTCGCGCGCACCAAGTACTGCAAGCTTAACAAGCTTCTCAGTGTCCTGGAAGAGCGGTAACCAACCATATTGAAGTTCAAGAAAACGTTGCGAGGCAAAGTTAACGAAATCAGGATGTCTACTTTTAGACTTTCCTAGCTTTCGAGAAGCATGCCAATTACGCTTACGATGATTACGATTAAGTATTTTATAATCGCGAATCATACGTTTCTTGTGCTCCGTCCCCGTAATTCTCCGTGTAACAACACGGTTAGTACGGGTATCGAAAAAGGTAACCTTAGTTCTTTTTCGACCTTTGATACCTAAGTAACTAAAGGCTTTTGAGATATGACCACGTCTGAGAGCTAGTAAACAATGAACTAGATCAGTCGCCGTATTTGTAATATGTCTAACTGCCTCTGGCAGTTCGGCAATAAATACGCTCGTGTCGAAATTCTCATTGATATCACCGAACCATTTCTGCAGTTTAAAAGCAGAACGTGTTTCGACCATATCGACAGGAAAAACGAACGAGGCCTCGACGGGTGGAAAACTCCACCGCGGATAATGTATATCATTCCATTTGTTAACGAAATGATATGACTTATCAACAGTCGAATAGCGTCTACGAGTTTCAACAGCGGAATAAGGTGACTCGGGCCGTAAGGCTCCGTTATCAACTCCGTACCGACTTAGGGCGTAATCGCCCCAAAAGTAACCCACACCTTTATATTCCAAGGAATAAAAAGGATTAGGATCAGCTAAGATCTGTTCAATAAGTACCATAAAAGGTCTCCAATAGGAGAAAAACTATTTGTCTTTACGACGGAATAATTTCAAACCTTCTATAATACAGATGAACAAGAACTTAGCAACTTTTGTAAAAGTCATATAAGCTACATACCATGTGTATGGGTTTAAGTAACGCACATTTGTGCATCAGAATG